GGCCATTGGAGCGCTTGCGCCTCTGTTTTCTTTGTTCCGATAAACAGTAACGTCTCCAGGTAATCCATAGCAGACAGTAAAAGCGAATCGCTGTTACCAGAAACCAGAATGCCACGCTTCGCCGCGTACGCCTCGAACTCCTGGACTGTGACATAGCTTTCCGCTCCCGCAACGATAGAACCGTCTTCAATGATAAGCGCTTGTTCGATGTAAACAGTTATTTCTTGATCTTCGATGTAGCCCGCTGTGCTCGTTGCAGTTGCAATGAGCGTGTACGATGTGCCAGCAACACCTCCAGACAGCACAATAGTTGAACTTAATGCGCTTTCAGTCTGCGAGTCTTTCGTGAGTCCCGCAGGCACAGTCCACACAACAGTTGACAGCGTGTCAGCAGAATCAAAAACACTAGACCACGACAACACGTAATCTAGTTTTGAATCAGGGTCTTTACGTATTATTGTGGCCATTTTGTTTACTCAGATAGTACAGATGGTGTGACCTCAACCCACTCTAACAGCAGGCGCATTGTTGAGTCTTGTGCAGCATTGTTGGTCATTTTAAATAAAAGCGTCGTGCTTGGCGCAATGATCAAAAAACCTTCGCGAGATGCAGCCCCTCCAGCCGGTCTTGCGCCCGATCCGCTCGGTATGAAATCCCAAAAAAACTCATCACCTTCGGTCGTAACGCTGGTTACAGCATTAAATGTCGCCGTTGCTGATCTATTGATGTACTCGTTGAAATTAATAATAGTAACAGCCGCGCCAGTGACAACACCCGTAGGGTTTTGGTACATATAGATTTCAGAATCACCGAGCGTCGAACCAAATTCAGTGTACCGAAATCCGAAAAATTTAGATGGCGGCGTGACAAACTGATAATAAACGCTTGTACCTGTAGCGAGCGTATCACGGGTATAAGCCTGATAATAGTCGCCCTCTAAAATACTGATTTCGGTCTGAGTGATGCCGGTAGTCAGCAATCGAGGCGCGGTCAATAACTGGTACTCACGCACCATGTCGAACGGTATGCCGATATGCACACCGCCGCTATTTTTTGTTAGTTGCGCCACTTTGTTTTACCTCACGGAATCCAGCCAGTTTAAAATTTTCAACCTCGGCAGGATGTACATCAGCGAGTTTTCCCGCGTCATTCTGCATTTTGATCAGTGTGACTTTTTTCTCAGACATAGCGATTGCCTATCAATCTTAATAGATCAATAGTAAATGATGTGTTGAACGTGGTCAAAAATAAAAAAAAGGGGCCGAAGCCCCTTTCTTTTGTTAGCCCAGCAGCAGGGCGATATGGTCAGGCTTCCAGGCTTTAACACCCCAAACAGCCGAAACCATGATCATTTTCTTTTTGAAACCTTTGTAGATCGAGATTTCAAAAACCAGGCCGCTGTACGGGTCTTGCACCAGCATTACATCGTCAGCAGCGTCACCTCCGTCTGGAACAGCAGGCGCACGGAATGCAATCTCAGCAGCCGAGCGATGGAATGCAAAGTTTGCTGTGAAGCTGTTGCCGACAGTGATCGCGGTATTATCCGCCAGAGCCGCACGTAAACCAGGGGTGCCGATTGCCAGTGATCCGCCAGCCAATGCAGTGTTAACTACATATTTGTTGGTATCGCCAGCAAACGTTACAACATCACCTAGAATGATCGTGCCGGTTCCGGTATCAGCGGCAATGCTGGTGTCACCGATTGCATAGCCTGCGCCATTGTTGACCAAGTAGCCTGAGCCAGTGCCTTTTGTGTGGCTCTGAATCTGTGCAGACTCTTTGATCATCATACCCTGCAAATCAAGGAGCGTACCCTGGCGCAGCAGGTTAGAACCGCCTGCCTCATTGGCTTTCTGCAACTGTGCCAGATTGCGCAGTTTTGTACCTGCGGCAGTGTTAATAACAACGGTAGACTGGCCATCAGTCGGCATCCCGTTATCTACCAGGATTTGACGCAACTCAGCGATCTCGTTGAAGTTCGAACCAAATGGGGTAGTGCCAGCAGTACCATAGGCACGAGATGCGCCTTGATAGATTGCAGTACAAAGGTCGGTTTCAGCTTCGTTTGCCAACACGCGCATAGCCTGCGCAATTTGATCGCCAAGCACGGTTTCGTAACCAGGGCCGCCATTGACAAACTTGACATCTTCGCCAGTCCACGGAATTTGTACGCCGCGCTGTTTGGTCAGGGTCATCGTTTTGTTATCAACAGTCTGATCTGTACCCTCAGGAATGGTCATCGAAGGAGTCAGAGTTACAGCAGTTGCAGCGCGTGTGAAATGCGAACGCACAGTTTGACCGACTGCCGCTTGATCAGTTGATGCGTTGATAGTTGCCGATGGGATAGCGCCCACCAATTCGCGGCCTACTACGTCAGCCGCTTTGTAAATGTCTGCTGCCAGATTGGTTAATACGTTAGCCATAATTTATGCCTCTTAATTGTCGTTGACGACTTTACCGCCATCGCGGAAAAATTTTGATCTGTCTGACTGTGACATATTGTCGAAATCAGAGCGTTTAACTGTGTTTGTTCCAGAGGCACCGCCTTTACCACCATTAGCACCGCCGCCAGTGGCTTTTGTACCGCGCAACAATGCAGCAAATCGGTCATTGTTGCTAAATTCTGTTTTCAGCTCATCGAGCGTTGAAATGGTCAGCTCGCCATTCCCGTTCAAAACTTTTACACCGTCATCGGTGTATTTCAGTCGTTTCGCAATCTGCTCACTCAGCAGTTCGGCGTTGTACCCGTCAGCCAATTCGCTTGCAATTTTAAGCGCTTGGTTGCTGACCTTTTCGCCTGCGATCTTTTGCGTTAGATCGTTATACGCTTTTTCGCGTTCGTTCAGCTTTTCTTGTGTGGATTTAAGCAACTGCTCAAAGTCACCGCTTGCACGGGCCTTTTCTTCAGCTTCAATCCGTGCCGCTTCTTCTGACGCTTTGCGCTGCTCTTTAGCGCGTTTTGTCTCTGTCAGCAATTCATCCATTTTGCTTTTCATGGCTTCGTTGCTTTTGTGCGCATCTTCCAGCGCCTTTTGCTGTTCTTCAATCTTTGCTAGTGCTTGTTCCAAGTCCATAATATCACCGATATTTATGAGTTATGCCGCTGGCATTTATGTAACTAATACTAACAGCAAAAAAAAAGCCCCGCAACAGCGAGGCAAGAGCGTAAGGCTACTAGAGATCAGTTGAAGACGAGAGGGTTTAGGGCTTTCAACTGATCCAAAGTATATACCACGCCGCTATCGTCTGTAAACTTGTCGAGCGTCAACGCACCACTGCGAAATAGCCGCGCACGCTCTTTACCCAGAACCTCGTCTTGAAAACTTGACGATTGTTTTTTCAGCCAACTTTGATACGTGGTTTTTGCGTCAACCGGCCCCTGCGAACTGGCGCGCCGCCCTTTGATCTTGACCGTATAAATCGGTTTAACGATTGGCACACGAACAGACCGGCACCCGAAATGCATTGGCGGAATTGCACCCTCACCAACTGGGTATTTGTTCCCATCCAACGACATGCAGGTAATTGTTGTGTGACTATCTAGGGTTGCAACGAATCGTTCGTGATCGATAATATCACTGTTATCTTTGTACGTTGCGTTGCGTGCCTGACTCGTAATGTGATTAACGCTGGTGCGAACCAGTGCGCCGGTTTGCTGTTTTGTGCGTCCGCTGACTAAATTGATCAAATCGCGAACTATCTGATTATGCGTCCGGCCCATCAATATTCCATCTGCAATCGTTTGCTGCACTTCAAGTGCCTTTTTTGCGCTAAACTTTCTGTACATTTGCGCCAGTGTTATCGGCACAGCACGAGCACCCTGCACAATGCTGGTCGCAGTGGTTGAAAACAGCGATTGCACAAGCTGTGCAGGCGGTTTAACCAGCTCCACGTTCACGCCCTGCGACATCATTTGAGCTGTAAACTCGACCTCGTCTTGTGCCAGTTCGAACAAATCAAGCTCAAGCTGCACCAGCATTTTGTCTATTTCACCGCTAGTGATCGTGCGCAAATCGTTTAGCAGTATGGTCGTTCGAGCCAGTTCGTACTGGGTCAACGGCTCATTTTCTAGGCGCGAAGTAAGGCGGGTAATCAGCCCGCCAAGGTATTCGTTCAGCTGCTCAAACTCGCCATCAGAAAAACGCTGTAGAAAAATTTGGCGCCGCGTCAGTGAGTCGATAAAGAAATCAGTTGTGCTCATTTAATATGCGCTCCATTGCAATACTGTAATATCTTTCATCTAGCTCTATACCAATAAAACCTCGATTCAGGTTTTTGCAAGCAACGCCCGTTGTCCCACTGCCCATTGTAAAATCTAAAACCGTTTCATTTTCATTGGTATAGGTTTTGATTAAGTACTCCATTAAAGCTACAGGTTTTTGTGTGGGGTGTTGGGTGCTACCTGCGGAGTTAAATTTCTGTACCTGCTTAGGATAATTACCTTTTTTTTGGAGGTATTTTCCGCTCTGTGTTTGCATTATTTTACCCGTAGCATTCCCAGATTGATTTGCAGATGTCCCCCCTGTTCCTACCATTTTATTAACATCAACCACACCCTGTGGTTTATAGGTTGGCTGCTTATTATAAAATACCAATACGTCCTCTTTGTTTCTTAAGGGCTGCTTCTTCGCATTTAGGACTCCAGTGGGTCTGCTTTTCTCCCAAACCCAATCATACTTAAACATCTTTAAATTACTACTAACCAAGATGCTTGTAAACGGCTGGCTTGCAGTCATTACAATAGCGCCATTAGGTTTAATAATTCGCTTCAACTGCTCCCACATCGGCTCTAACGGAATAATTGAGTCCCACTTGCACGCAGTAGTGCCATATGGCGGATCAGCTAACACCATGTCAACACTTCCGTCTGGTATTTCTTTCATTCGCTCTAAGCAATCGCCCTGCATTAGCCATAAATTATTTTTTTTAAGTGTGCTCACATTATTCCCCTCGCCAGTCATCAATCAACGCCTCATGCATCTGATTCATTATTTTATCCCGCTCAGCAATGAGCGATTCGCGTTCACCTGGTAGTAACAGTGCACAGCACAACAGAAACTCTATTGTGTCTAGTCGCTCGAATAGTTTGCTCATTTCTGACCACCATCCGTAAAACTCAGTAGTGCACGTGCGTGAGCCTGTGCGTTTTCAGGAGTTGAATGCGCCAGCCCTTTTTCGACCATGCTTTTTAGATCGTCAGCATAGTCGCCTATCCAGGATGCGACTGTAATTTTTGCATATAGATCACACGTATGCGCGTAAACAATGTATACGCACTCAAGCCCGTCAACACTTCTCAACGGCTCCGGCACTTCAAAGCCGTTGATGTTGATTGTTTTTGGTTTTCTACGAAATTGGATGTGACTATCCCAGCTTGGGTGTGTAGTCAACTTAGTCCATAATCCATAATCACAGAGTTCCCAGCGCTCCCACGGGTAAGGGGTTTCCGCCCAGTCTTTTGCGTACTCAATCATCAGTTCTGCATGAATGTGTTTTGTCATCTATTTAACCC